TTCACGGTAATACGCAATAAGCTCACGATAAGCATTTTCCTCCAGCAGTTTGACGAGAGGCTCAGATTCCAGCGTCAGGGTACGGGCGACCGCCTCCTGCTGGTCTTCCGGGTAAAGGGAAATCAGTGTCGCCTTGCGTTCGGCAAGAATGGTTTCAAAGTCCAGCTCCTCGACCACATCCGGTGCGGGTAGCTGGTTCAGGTCGATAATCGGCATGGTTTCAACTCACAGGGATGGTTAACGAAAGTGGCTGGCCGGTGTCGTTGTGCTGGCCGGTTAACGTGACCGTCATTCGCCCGTCAAAACTGCGCTCAGTGGTGACGGATGACAGGGTGACGCGGGGTTCCCATTTCAGCACCGCCATGTAACAGGCGACCTTAATCTGCAACTCAAGCGCCGGGGTCTGCGGCTGGTCAATCATTGATGCCAGCAACGAGCCGTAATCACGACGCATCACCCGTGAGCCGACCGGTGTGCGCAGGATATCGCCGATACTCTGGCTGATATGCTCAAGGTCAGTGACCGTCAGGCCATCACTGCGATTCATTCCGAGATAACGCGCAGTCATAGAGGTCCCCCTGTTGTGCCGCCACTGTCGCCGGGGTGTTTATGGGTATGCAGTACCTTACCGTTTGATGAGAGTTCACCGCCGGTGTGTTCAATGTTGCCGCGCATCGTCCCGCCCTTCTGTACTTCCAGCGTGCCGGTAATCAGCCTGTTGGTGCAGACCACCTCCGGCGTGTCCAGGGTGACACGGGTTGACGCTTTCACCGTGACCACCGGTACCGTGGCAGTAACAGAATCAGAAGCCGTCACGCTGGCCGTTTTAATTCCGCTTACCGTGAGTGCACTGGTTTCGGGTTCATACTCAATCACCGCCCCGTCAGAGAAACGGATATGCAGGGCATCAGCCGACGCAGACGGCGCAGGGTTATCGCCGGAATAAATCCCCGGCAGAACGAACGCCGTGTCGAGTTCACCGCCCACGGCCAGAATCAGCACCTGTTCCCCCACGGAAGGTGCCCACCATGTGCGCGAACGACCGGCGCGCTGGGTCAGCCACTGCAGCCAGTCGGTGCACATGCCGCCGGTCTGCACACGGCAGCGACCGGCGTTAAGGTCGGTTTCGACGACAAGGCCGGTGCGGATCATGTTGCGCAGTGCGCGCGCGAGTTCCTGAATATTTGCGAGAGTGTTCATAACGGGAAGGATGCCGCCGGGTCATACCGGCGGCAATGTGACGATGAGGTGTCGGGAATGGCACAACTAACGGTCGAGGTGAGCCAGGATAATCTCTTCAATCATCTGCACATCCTCACCGGTAAAGCCGAGCAGAGGACGCGCCGGATAATCAATTTTCTTACCGTCTTTCCGGGTTTCTTCCGACAGACCGAACTGATGCACACTGGCGATTTTCGGCGACTTCCCGCCGTAAAATTCCATTGATGCCTGCTCCGGGCTGGCGCGGATATGCAAAAAACGACTGGTGATAAGTTTCGCAAACATTTTTCGCTTAACGCGACCGGTCTTTTTTCTGGCGCTCTGCTGCTGGCGTGGCGCATAGGGTGTGCCGTCCGGGGCTTTCTGTGTCATCACCCGACGCTGCTGACTCTGCCGCAGGCGTTTCGCCAGTTCGGCACTCAGTCGCCGACGCCCTGACGGTGACAGCGACTCAATAAGTCCGGTCAGCCGGTCTTCAAAACGCTTAAACTCATTCATCCCACTTGCTCACCAGTTCGCCATTGATATACAGCTCCATCGGGCGGGTAACCGGCTCCGGCGGCGGAGGTTCCGGGATATTCTTCACATGCAGCGCGCCGTCCACCTCACTGACCAGCGTGCGCTCGGTCAGCATCAGGCTGATGCTGATATCAAAGCTGCTGTCATTGTTGATGTCTGCATAAAACGTGAAGCCCTTTTTCTGGCCTGCGTCGGTGGTCATGATGTCGGGCTGATTTTCCCGCAGCCACGCCAGCACCGGCACGATGAGCAGGTCAAAATCACCGGTAAAGTCGGTCACAATGACATTGAGCGTGTAACGCTTTTCGAATGACAACGACGCCGCCAGTGTGGAGGCAATACTCCCGTTATCCACGAATATCCGCAGCATCTCGGGACTGGTTTTCAGCACCGTGACGGCATCAGTCAGCGCCCTGCGCAGGCTGTCGGGTTTGAGCATCGTTTTCGTCCTGACAGTGTTTAATCATTTTTACCTGGCTGGCACAGCGTGCCAGCGCGTTCTCAAGCTGCCGGATATCGGCACTTAAATCACCGTTCGTCTCCGGGTCACTGCCCGGCATCGGGCAAAGGCTCACTTTCGGGCAGGCGTTGTGGACAATCACTGGCGTCGGTGCAGGCCGGGCGCTGGTGCAACCGGCGCACAGCATCAGGCAGGCCAGCGCCGTACCAGCGGCGAAAATCTTCGTTTTCATTGAGTAACCTCGTGATGGTTTTCTCGCGCTGTGCTTCACGCTTCGCGGCGTTCTCCAGCTCCTGACGCAGTGCAACCTGCGCCAGCTCGTTTTTGTCTGCCCTGGTGAGCGCAACATGAAGCTGGTTTTTCAGCATGGTGATGGTCGTCTGCTGCCCGCTGGCGACATTGTTTGCCCTGTCCAGTGAGGTGCGCAGGCTGGCGTTTTTATGCTTCGCCAGAAACAGACCCGCCACCGCCAGCGATAACAACACAACCATCACAATCATCAGCTTTGACATGGTTCCCGCCCCTCAAAACGCTGACGGCAGGCCGTACGTATCAGCCGGAAGAACACCGATACCACGAGATAAATCAGCGCGGTAAAAATCCACCCGGCAGCGACCAGCGAGATAAACGTCGCCACCATCACTACCAGAGCCACCGCCCGTCTGCGCCACGGCACCGGCTGCAAAAACAGCGACGTGACAATCTTCACGGCCAGCGATTCCGGCGGCAGCCCCCGCCCGTAGCGTTCCAGTACATACTCTGTGGCATACACGCCGACACCGCCGGCAACCACACAGATAACCGTCGCCAGAATCGCCCAGGCGGCGACAAAATTGACGGCCACGCTCTGCGGGTAAATCAGGGACAGTGCCAGCATCAGCGCCAGCGACACGTTCAGCATCAGTGAAAGGGATAATTTCTTCATGGTGTTTACTCCGTTTAAGCCGGTACGCCGCCAGCGGTACGCCAGACGGTGACCAGTTTTTCCAGTGAATGCTCACGCTGACCGTAACCGGCTCCCGGCAGGGACGCCCAGATATTGCGACAGCGTGAAATGGCGCGCTCAATGCGTCCCGCCCGGATGTCATCCAGTGCACCGCGTTCGCGGATCAACTGAATGGCGAGTCTGTCCTGTGACAACGGACTGAAATCCGGCAGGGCAAGCTGTTTGCGGTAATGCGGCCAGAACAGGTAAAGCTGCTGATAGCGACCGGAGGCCGTGGATTTTTCACCACGACGGTTAAACACCTTCGCCGGTCGGCCATGCGCGAACGGGTGGTCACTGTAGTCGGTGAAAATTTCCGGCTTTCCGTCCACTCCGGTGACTATCACGTCATAGCCCCGGTTTTTCGTCAGCGGATGGTTCGCCGTCCCTTCGGACACGGCCAGCATGTCGAGAAAGGCCGCGATATTCTGATGCGTGTTAATTACCGGCATTACGGTTTCCCCCTGCCCTTAAAACGGCGCTGAATGGCAATCTCAATCACCTGATAACCGGCGATACCCAGCATGGAGCCGATGCCGCACACCGCAGGCAGTGACAGGTCAGGAAACTGCACCAGAACAACACCGGCAACCATCGAGACAAAACCACCGAGCAACATGCGCCCGATAAACAGACGCGGGGTGATGGGTTCACCACCGGCAAGCACCTTGCCGACAACAATCAGCACCCCAATCATGAAAAGCGACAGGACGCTTTTTTCTTCTGCTGTCATGCGTTACTCCCACAGATTGACAGTTTCAGCCACGGGCGCGGTCTGAACGTCGGGCAGTTCGACGGCGGTGCCGTGCGGCAGCACCGCACCCAGTTCAGCCAGTCCCGGATTTGCGGCGAGCACAGTCTCGACCACGCCCTCAGTGCGCCCGTAATACCGGACACAAATGGCGTCGAGCGTGTCGCCCTGTAGCGCAAAGGTCTTCATCAGATTTGACTCACGATGCAGCGTGGCTTGTCCTGGATGCGCGCCACTGCCCAGCGCATATCCCGCCACAGTTCATCAATGGTGCTGTCAATGCTGTCGGCCTTCTTGTCGCCTTTCGCACTGGCATCCACGCCGCGATAACGCTCATAAAGCGACGCGGTCGCCATCGCACACACGGCGCGCTCGTAGTAAAAAACTTTGATACTTTCACCGTCGATGTCGTCCGCCGGAACGTCCGCCAGACGCGTAAAACCGGCGGCAATTTTCTGTTCGCGGTACTCGTACAGCTCCGCATTTGTTTCCGCCATGCCTGACTTGATGGCCTCACGCAGACGGGCGGGGGCGACGGTCTGCTCAAGGCGCATACGTTCCCGGACGCGCTTCGGGTCGATATCGGGAAAAAAGAACGTGTTTTTAATCACCGGCTCGTCGCCTGCCGGTTGCGGGATGACCACCGTACCCTCACCGGACACGGGAGCCTCCTTTCGCGGAATAATCAGCGTCATCATGACTACCTCTGAAAAGTCGGGCGGTGGACGCCGGTGCAGTGTCAGGTGATTCACCCTCACTGACCGGCGTGCCGCCCTGGCGCGGGGCGCATTCGGTTGTTAACTGGCTTTCTTTTTCGGGCGTCCACGTTTTGCCGGTGTCACGCTCCGGGTCTTACGCGGGGTACGGGTGGCCGCTTTTGGCTGCGGCTCCGGCTTCGGTTTCAGCTCCCGCTCCAGTCGTTCAATCTCTTTTTTGACGCCTGCCTGACAGTCGAGCTGTGTCGCACGTTGCAGATGCGCCAGCGCCCCTGCGGCATCACCAGCGTCACGCAGAAACAGACCGGTGATTTTGTGCAGCTTTGCGCGCACTTCATCAGGCATGTCAGCCGTGGCGGTCAGTTCAAGGGTCTCCGTCAGCAGGCGGGTATCCACAGACTCACCGGCAGCGTGAGCACGCATGGCCGCGAGCGCCACCTCCTCGGTGAACATGTACGGCGGGGTGCGGCGGTGTTTACCCGGCATGGTCAGACCGTACTTCAGGGCATAACGGGCAATCTCCAGCGCACCGGCAATATCGCCGGTATCCAGACGCCACAGCATGACCGTCATCAGAATGTCATCCTGTGCACCTTTGCCCTGCTCCAGCACGCCGTTCACCCACGGCAACCAGAACGGCAGCAGTTCGCGTTTTTTCGCGGCCTTAAGCTCTTTTGAATAAATCGCTTTCAGTGTGCGCTGGTCTGCGGCCAGCTTGACCAGCATCTGCTCATAGACAGTTGCATGTCGCAGCGGGGCGGCTTCCCGCTGCGCGGTCATCGCTGCCGAGACCCGCATCATGTGGCGCTGTGCGGGACTCGTCATCGGTTACGCTCCCGGCTCTGCGGTCACTTTGGCCGGTGTGGAAAAATCACCGACCTTAATTTTTTCCACCAGACAACCGGCGGCGTAGTCTTCCACCACGTAATCAATGTTCATTGACTCGTAGTTCTCCACGCGGTCGAGTTTCGGGTTTTCCTCAATCACGCGGCGATGGCTGTCATCCATGTAGTAGATGGACAGGTTTTCCAGCTTCGTGATGAGCATCGCATCCGCCGGGAAGTACGGGACGCGTACCGCCGGCAGGTTACCGATGCGTTTCTGACTGATGATGACGTCAGCGGCCAGCATTTCGCTGTTGTCCTGCTCCTTGTTAACGATGGGGAAATACTTGTCCGCCAGTAGCTGACGCCCCACAATCACCACAAGGTCAGGGTCTTCCTGATACCACGGCTCAATCAGGTTGTTGGTCGCATCCATCACCAGTGCATCGAGGCTGGCATAATCACCGCCCTTACCCACGCGGATGACCTCAGAGGTCGTGTGACCTTCCTCGTCAGTAACCTTGCTCATCACGCGCGCCGGGGCTTCATTGCGGTATTTCTGCAGCCAGCCGACCGCCACATCCTGCAGCATCGGGTTACTGCTGCGGTCAGAGGTTTCGGCACGCCTCACGCCGTTAAAACCGGCCATGATTAAATCAAGGGACTGGCGTTTGATAATGGCGTTACGGACACGGAGCTGGAAATCCTGATAACGCGCCCACAGGTCCAGCGTTTTGTAGCGGATATAAAAATCGAAGTTAATCTGGTCGCATTCGTACTTGTTTGACGCCAGCTTCGAGAAGTCCTTCGGCTGACGCTCGGTGCCACCGGCGGTGTCGGTGGTGCTGGCGATGGAGCCGGTGACACCGATGCCAATTTTTTCCCCTTTCATTTCGCTGACCGGCACAATGTTGATGCGGGTCAGAAAGTCAGAGGACTCCTGCATGGTGTTCATCAGGGTCTGGGTGACCGACGGTTCAACGGTAAATTTTTTCGACACATCACCGGCGTCGATGCCGTTCAGTTCGGCAACACGGGACAGGTAGGCATTAAATTTAAAGCGGGTTTCCTGGCGCATAGTTTTTCCTGAAATTAAGGGTTAATCGTGAAGGTTTTCCCGGACTGACTGACGCCGGTCAGCAGTTCGTCATCAGGGCGTCACCGCCACCACCGGTGGCCTTGCTGCGGCGCTGCTGGGTCAGACTTTCGGTGTGGTCGAGACTGTTTTTCAGGCGGGTGAATGCCTGGCTGGTTTCATCCGCCCTGTCAGTCACCTCCTGCTTAAGTGCGGAAAAGGCGGTTTCCATCTCAGAGAGGCGCTGCTCAGTGGCGCTCAGTTTTTCCTGCACATGTTCAGCAACAGCGGTCACCGCTTCATGCACGTCATTCAGACGGGCGTCATCGCTGGCCTGTTTGCGGCCAAAAATGGATTTCACCTTTTCGGTCAGGGCGGTGAACACGGTTTCAGGCAGGTCTTCAAATTCCAGCTCAACAGGCGTTGCCACTGAAATCAGGTTTTCAGGGCTTAATTTGAAGCGGTTCAGGGGGTTGTGTTTTGCCGTGCGGCAGAATTCCAGGTATTCCGTGCCGAGGCTTGCCGGGTCATCGGTGACGGCCAGACCCACCAGATAACATTTGCCGGTGTTGGCAAAGTTCGGCTGAATTTCCATTGAGGTGTAGACCTTCTGCGCGGCCTTGTTCATCGCGATAAGGTCATCGGTCGGGGTGATTTTCGCAAACAGCGCCCATTTGCCTTTCAGCGCCGAATCATCGTCAATCTTTTCGGCCTTCAGTTCGGCCACATCGCCATAACGCTTAAAAATACCGTCAGGCAGGATGCCGCGCAGATGTTCCAGGTTAATGCGGCAACCATAGACTCGCGGGTCAAAGGTTTCGGCCATTTCCTGAATATCCTGCGCACTGATGACACGCCCGTCACAGGTGTCACCCTCAACGCCGATACGAAAGAATTTTGAGACTTTTTTTGCCATTGTCAGGAGTCCTGAATAGTGATTAGAGGAGTCACATGTCGGCATCAGTTTCCCGACGATGCGCATCCTCCGCCATCAGTCCCGGATGGCTTATCACTGACACAACAGCACCTTAGCGAATCGCGGGGCGCGACTCAGTAGCCTTGCCGTGTATTCATCACGGCGAGGTATTCATGACCATCACCACAGACACCACTCTTTTACACGACCCGCGTCGTCAGGCGGCGCTGCTGTACTGGCAGGGGTTTTCCGTGCCGCAGATTGCCGCCATGTTGCAGATGAAACGTCCGACGGTGCAGAGCTGGAAACAGCGCGACGGCTGGGACAGCGTTGCCCCCATCAGCCGTGTCGAAATGAGTCTGGAAGCGCGACTGACCCAGCTCATCATCAAACCGCAGAAAACCGGCGGTGACTTCAAGGAAATTGACCTGCTGGGACGCCAGATTGAACGACTGGCACGGGTAAACCGCTACAGTCAGACCGGCAACGAGGCAGACCTTAATCCGAACGTCGCTAACCGCAACAAAGGCGGGCGTCGCAAACCGAAAAAGAATTTTTTCAGTGACGAGGCCATCGAAAAGCTGGAGCAGATTTTCTTTGAGCAGTCTTTCGACTATCAGTTGCACTGGTATCGCGCCGGGCTTGAGCACCGCATCCGCGATATCCTGAAATCCCGCCAGATTGGCGCGACGTTTTATTTTTCCCGCGAGGCGCTGCTGCGCGCCCTGAAAACCGGTCATAACCAGATTTTTCTGTCGGCCAGTAAAACGCAGGCGTATGTGTTCCGCGAATACATCATCGCCTTTGCCCGGCTGGTTGACGTTGACCTGACCGGTGACCCGATTGTCCTGGGCAATAACGGCGCAAAACTGATTTTTCTCGGCACCAACTCCAACACCGCACAGAGCCATAACGGCGACCTGTACGTCGACGAGATTTTCTGGATCCCGAATTTTCAGGTACTGCGTAAGGTGGCATCAGGTATGGCCTCACAGAGTCACCTGCGCTCGACCTATTTCTCCACCCCGTCCACGCTGGCGCACGACGCCTACCCGTTCTGGTCGGGTGAACTGTTCAACCGGGGACGCGCCAGCGCCGCCGAACGCGTGGAAATCGACGTCAGTCATAACGCCCTTGCCGGAGGTCTTCTCTGTGCGGACGGCCAGTGGCGGCAGATTGTCACCATTGAGGACGCCCTGAAAGGCGGCTGCACGCTGTTCGACATTGAGCAGCTCAAACGTGAAAACAGCGCCGACGATTTTAAAAACCTGTTCATGTGTGAATTTGTTGACGACAAGGCGTCGGTGTTCCCGTTCGAGGAGCTGCAACGCTGCATGGTCGACACGCTGGAAGAATGGGAAGACTATGCGCCGTTTGCCGCCAATCCGTTCGGCTCCCGCCCGGTATGGATTGGTTACGACCCGTCACACCGTGGCGACAGCGCCGGATGCGTGGTACTGGCACCGCCGGTGGTGGCCGGTGGCAAATTCAGAATACTTGAGCGTCACCAGTGGAAAGGCATGGACTTTGCCACCCAGGCGGAATCCATCCGCAAACTCACCGAAAAATATAACGTCGAATACATCGGTATTGATGCCACCGGCCTCGGTGTCGGCGTGTTCCAGCTCGTGCGCTCGTTCTATCCCGCCGCGCGCGATATCCGCTACACACCGGAAATGAAAACCGCAATGGTGCTCAAGGCAAAAGACGTTATCCGTCGTGGCTGTCTGGAATATGACGTCAGCGCCACCGACATCACCAGCTCGTTTATGGCTATCCGCAAGACCATGACCAGCAGCGGACGCAGCGCCACCTATGAGGCCAGCCGCAGCGAGGAAGCCAGCCACGCCGACCTCGCCTGGGCGACCATGCACGCCCTGTTAAATGAGCCACTCACCGCCGGTATCAGCACCCCGCTGACATCCACCATTCTGGAGTTTTACTGATGAGCAAGAAAAAAGGGAAAACACCGCAACCTGCGGCAAAAAAAATGACTGCCAGCGCCCCGAAAATGGAGGCATTCACCTTTGGTGAGCCGGTGCCGGTGCTCGACCGCCGTGACATTCTGGATTACGTCGAATGCATCAGTAACGGCAGATGGTATGAGCCGCCGGTCAGCTTTACCGGTCTGGCAAAAAGCCTGCGTGCTGCCGTGCATCACAGCTCACCGATTTACGTCAAACGTAATATTCTGGCTTCAACGTTTATCCCGCATCCATGGCTTTCCCAGCAGGATTTCAGCCGCTTTGTGCTGGATTTTCTGGTATTTGGTAATGCATTTCTGGAAAAGCGTTACAGCACCACCGGTAAGGTCATCAGACTGGAAACCTCACCGGCAAAATATACCCGCCGTGGTGTGGAAGAGGATATTTACTGGTGGGTGCCGTCCTTCAACGAGCCGACAGCCTTCGCGCCCGGCTCCGTGTTTCACCTGCTGGAGCCGGATATTAATCAGGAGCTGTACGGCCTGCCGGAATATCTCAGCGCCCTTAACTCTGCCTGGCTGAATGAGTCGGCCACGCTGTTCCGCCGCAAGTATTACGAAAATGGCGCCCATGCCGGATACATCATGTACGTCACCGATGCCGTGCAGGATCGCAACGATATCGAAATGCTTCGCGAAAACATGGTTAAGTCGAAAGGCCGCAACAACTTTAAAAATCTGTTTCTCTATGCGCCACAGGGGAAAGCTGACGGCATTAAAATTATCCCCCTCAGTGAAGTAGCGACGAAGGACGATTTTTTTAATATCAAAAAAGCCAGCGCCACTGACCTGCTGGACGCGCACCGCATCCCCTTTCAGTTGATGGGGGGCAAGCCGGAGAACGTCGGGTCGCTGGGTGATATTGAGAAAGTGGCAAAGGTCTTTGTCCGCAATGAGCTTATCCCGTTACAGGACAGGATCCGCGAGATAAACGGCTGGCTCGGTCAGGAGGTCATCCGCTTTAAAAACTACTCACTGGACACCGACAACGGCTGAACATCGCCGCCTGCGGGCGGCTTTTTTACACCCCGTCATCACGCCCTCACACGCTCACCACCGCACAAAACCCCCCGCAGACACACCAACGCCCCGGCGCACAATCCAAACGCCGTCACGACGCGCTGAGACGCTGAAAAAATAAAATCAGCACCACCGCCAGCGCGCAGTGCTTTCCCCGCCTCGCCCGCCCGCTTCGTGGGACGATTTTAATGCAGTTGCCCGCATTAGCTGAATCCGCGCCAGAACAGACATTATGGATATGTCAATACGAACTTATTGACGTGCAAAATCATGCAATCAAGCGCAAAAAAAAACCGCCTTCAAAGAGGCGGTTTATGTTATCCCATTGATTAAGATCTACATTCAACTAAAAGGTACACTAATGGACGTTCTGGCGTCCCATTCTTCTTTGCAACAAAAGCAGATATTTTGTGTTTTGCTATTTTTTGCTTGAGTTTTTTACATAACACTTTGTTTATATAACCAAGTTTCCCGCTCTCATGAACAACAGCTATAGCATGTGGATCAACCGGGTTATCCTCTTCAGGAACAAGCTTGACCAAATCACCGACCATTACTTTCGACAAATCAAGCCCTTCCTGATAACGAGTTCCTGCCACTTCAAAAAGAAGCTCACCTTCACTATTAAGAATTTCTGGATCTGGCACCAAACAAAAACCATCGCCAGGTGATTTTGCTCCTGTATATCCTAACAGCGCAAAATCAGAGCCTTCAAATGGATGGGGGAGCAAATGTTGAGCCAGATACTCAGCAAAGTCTTTTCTTTTCCGTGGTGGTAAACGCCGAACAAACGGGTCAAGCACGTTGTTCGTATGTTCTTCACTTTTCAGACTAAATGCGGGATGTCCTGCAAACCCTTTCTCTTGGGCTTTAGCATAATCTTCTGACTGAAAATGGTATGTGAAGACGTAGTTATCCCCTTGCTGACGATCAATCTGACCAACAACATAACGAGTACCGCCTGTGGGTGGCTGCCATGTAAGAAGCAACCGAGTAGGCTCCATTATTCTGTTTATAGTACGCATATTTAGAATCAGTGATAACCTTAGGTATCTACGCCTCAATAAACGAATCGTCCAATCCGCTCGTTCCCTAGTGAACGGCACATCGGAGCTAATTTCGCAAAGTGAATCTATCTTGTCGACCAGTTCCTGAAAATCAAATTCAAGTCTCCGGGCCAAGTACGCTTTTGACTGCTCATCAAGAGCCAAATCCTGTATAGAAGAAATATGACCTAATCGTTCATGCGTGTCTGCCCGATTCTTCCGCAAATGATGACAACCACGCTGTATGTATTCATCTACATTTTGATGGTTCCATCCTCTGATCCTCTCTACATACCTTTCATGCCCCAAGCTAGTACCATTATCGAAATATGGTGCGAGATATCCCTTCACTTTAGGTGGCGTTATGCCTGGTGCAGATTCAGGTACAAAAACAAAACCCCAATTCTCTTGGTGTCTATCACTATTACCGATGAGCGCATCAAAAAGCAGCATATCGTAAAGCCATTGGATCCAGTCTGGAGAGATCAGGCCGCGGATACTAAAAGCCCTACAAATTAAGCGTAGATCAACAAGGTTATGGTGTCTTCCGGAAGAGTCATCAAAATCCGATATCAACACATGAAAAAAATCAGACGCATGAACAAATAACTGGCTACTTTGATCGTAAAACCACTCAAGCAAAGCTCCATATTCGTATTCACCGTTCTCCATCATTCTTCGCGCTGGCAATGCTTTAGGAACAGGAACGCCCATAACATCTCCAACTATATAAGCAACGGTTTCCATCCAGTACTGATCGGGATAAGCATCTCTTGAGAGTTTAAAAAGATAAGGCCATTCCGGTTTTATCCCCTCAGGAGCATCATTCGGTGACCAAAGCATTTTTTTATCCCTCGCTCCTCGAGGAAAAATGCCATGCTCATCATCTTTACGCCAACTAGTTACATCTATTAAATTGATATCCATATCTTACGGTTACCCAGCTAATGCACGGAAAGCAGCACTAACATAAGCTACCTGAAACTTTGCATCTCGAAGCGCATGATGCGCATCAGTAACATTAATGGAAAAATTTGCCCTTACATCAATATTCTTAAGGCTTTTAGCTAGTTCAACGATGGTACGCACGTCTCGATCATTTCGAAAACGCCATGGGATATTTTGCGCATGTTTACGGTAAACCGCTGCCAATATAGCGTTATCAAAGCTTGCCCCATTCCCCCAAACTTGTACGTCATCGTTACTACGACTTCGTACAAATAGAGAAAATTCTTGTAAGGCTTCATGTAAGTCAACAGCAGACGGGTCATTAAAAACCGCCCTTGCAGAATCGCTTTGTATCATCCACCACTGTAAAGTTTTTGGGTCTACAAAACTATTTTCCAATGCAGATGATAGGGTTATAACTCTATAAAACTCATCCCCACACTTGCCAGTCAGAGGCTCAAAGAACACAGCGCCGATTGAAATCAAAGGAGCATCCATTGACACACCTAATGTTTCTATATCGAGCATTAAATTATTCATTTAACCTCCACCCCAGACATAGCTCAGGGAAACGTAACCTATTGAAATAACGAATCAAGTATTTGTCACATTCTATACTAAAACATTCGAATTCCAAAACTTCAGCTTTTGCAACCCCTTACAAGTCAATTGATCCATAATACTGTATACATACACAGTACTACATTTGAAAAACAAATCAAGGGAAATCATTAAAACCCGGCCAATCACAACAAGGCGGATAAACAAATTTTTTCATGTCATAAATAACTTCTGCCCCACGAGCCAGCGCCTCAAGCTCCCATCTCTGAGGCCTGATACCGTTCTGAGCAAGGTCAACGCGGATACGGGTGATTTGCAATCGTTCAGACCGGGTCAGTCTGGCCGATGGTGCAATTTCATGCGGTTTTAACGGGCTTCCGTTTCTTTGCCGACGATTTGGCGTTCTCAGCCCGTGTTTTAATGCGCCCCTGAGCGCCTTCACGACCTCCGGGTCATTCCATTCGATAACACCATCATCAACCAGATTAAGCACTGCTGCGGCGTGCTCAGAAGGTGTGGGAACCGGTAACGAAGTATCACCACCGGTGAGCTTTCCACAGTTATTGACAGGACTCCGAGGCGCGGCGATGCCGCTTTTTAAAGTCAAAGGCTCAACGACCGGAACTTTCGGCACAATGCGCCAGTCCGTCGTTCTGGTGATATGAATATGACGCGCGCCGAGATGCGGCGCGTAAATGCCGACCACTCTCTCGACCTCTTCCTCGTACTCGTTAACGTCATCCGACGGGCTACGGGCGACCCTGACAGTCTGACAATCGCGCGGGACATTTGCCCCACCCTGCGCGCTGATATACAGCGCAAAATCGCCACTGTCTGCGGCGGCGCGTGCAGCCTCCACGCGTTCGTCAAATTCATCAGCAATGCTGACGCCGCGAGGCAATTTACGTAGCTCACGGTAAGCTCCCATTGTCGGCAGGCCAACCGTTTTAAATTGCGGGATGCGCCACGTTGACGCCCATGCGGTAACAGCCGCGGCAGTATCTTTCAGCGGTCTGCCGGTATCGTTATCGAGCTGACCATCCAGTGCATAGCCGTCGATATTTTTTGAAATGTATTTCGCGATATATCCCGCAGCACCGCCCCGGTTAAGGTGTTTTGCCTGAAAACGGTTTCGCGCGGCTCCTCTTTCGTCGCCATCCTCTTTGAGCGCATAGCGACGCATGATTTCGATAATCTGGTTACGCTGGCGTGGATTACAAAAAAGCATCATATGCCAGTGCGGCGTTCCGTCGTGGTGTGGCTCGACGACTCGCAAACCGTAGACCTGTAAATCATTATCCTTGAATGCCGTGCGCATCAGGCTCCAGATACGGCAGAGATAACGCTGCGCATCCTTTGGATTAAATGCCTCATCATTCCAGCCGTGATTAAGCTGGACGGTTTTATTTTCGCCTTTTCCAACCTGACGTGTCGGGTGATACTTTGACGGCGCGGTAAGCGTGATAAACATCCCCACATCACCCTCTGAGGCGGCGTAACGCTCAATACCGGCAATGGTGTTCATCAGCTCCATCCGGCGAATTTCAGGATTAGAAATACTGCCCATCACCTTACTGATAAGGTCGATGCGCTCGCCGGTTTCCCTGTTTTCAAGGTCACACGATTTAAGAAATTCCAGATTTGCCTGGCGGCGCGCACGCACATCACGAATGGCATGTTTACTGGCATAAGGTGAACGGTCTTTATTGACCTCCCCGACAGCAATCAGTAACGCCTCATGCCAGCGCATACGCTGGCCTTTAAGCTGACTAATCCACCACTCATCGTTAAACAGGCGGGCAATGGCAGAATATGCCTGCCTCGTGGTCATCTGCCCTTTACGGTATTTTCTCCAGTAAAGCGGGGAAATATTGAAAGCACGTGCAGCGCCAGCAACATGACCATACAGGTGAGCCTGCGCCTCATCCGTAAACAGCGATTCTTTTTCGCCATGCGCATCCACCCAGGCATCGCAGAGTTCCTCATACATCATGAAAAGCTGCGATGAGATTCGGGCGGCAAACTTTTTCAGCTCCTTGTCATTCATCCCCGGCAGGCGCGCATACTGGTCGCGCTCTGCCAGAAACAGCAACGACGCGTCAGTGTTCATTTCATGGCGCTGATTCACACGCTCAATGCGCGGCCATAAACGACGCTGAAAAGTGGATGTGAGGAAATAAAACCCGTGCACCGGGCTTTTATTGCGCCGGATGTAGTCATAGCGTGAAGTAAACAGCGAGCGCAAAAAGTAAGGCAGGCGGTTAATCATGGATAAAACACCTTGCACCTGACGCATCTCGTCACGTGTAAGGGGTCTTTCGCGCCCGACAGCCTCGCGTGGCGCGTTCCACGCATAAGCACCGGTAAACGTCTTACCGGTGCCTGCGGCAAATGCTGACGGAGGGACAAAACGCCCGGAGGCTTTAACGGCCATATGAGCCAAAAGCCTCTGAACAACGCTTGCTGAGTTGCTCAACCTGCGCGTTTAAATCAGCAAAAGACTTTGCGCTTCCGGTCAGAATATCGTGATGCATCAGGCCGGAAACGAGCTGGCTTAATTTCGGGTAATAACCAACCACCGCCAGCCATTCCTGACCGGCGTTTTTACCGCTTTCAGCTCTCTTTTTCTCGTGGAGAATAAACTGAAAGCTGTCACTGGTAACGACATAACGTTCGCCAATTTCAATACGAATACTCATGCCGTTCTCCGGTAATGTTTGTTTTTTGCTTCAAAGACTGACTGACAGGAAACACATCGCGTGGCTGACGGATAAGCAGCACGACGGGCAGCAGGTATTGGCGCGTCACACTCTTCGCAAACCAGCGCAGAAGCACCGCAATGTTTTACCCTTGCCGCGTTAATCTGGCGCTCCAGTAATTCAGCCTGTTGTTCCTGAATAAAATCTACGTTGTCCGGCATTACCAGCTCCTTTTGTCGTTCAGCTTCTTAAATTCATCAGCGCAATAACTGGCGAGTTCTGTCGTTAATTTTGTCAGTTCATCCACTGAGGAAATTTGCTTGTGGAATACAGCGCGTTTAACAAGTAAATTGACCACATCAGACAGGAGGTTTAATTCACTCTGATAAATCGCGATAACAGATTCAGTTATTTCGCGCTTCTCTTTATCAATACCAAGTTGAATAAGAGACAAATCACCATTTTTCATAACGGCGATTTTTAAGGCGTTATTCAGTAATACAACTGAATGAGAACAGGACATCAAAGCACCTCCCCGCGAGACAATCCGATATTGTGAAATTTTTCCGACTCCTGACTGAGCAGCTCGACTATCTCCACGCGGGATAACTCCGCCTTTGTGATATGGCGAATCATGGCGTCAAGATGAGAAGAAAAGCGTGTCGCTGCGTCGGCCTGTGCTTCGGCTCTGGCCTGTTGCAGCAGTAATGCGTATTTACCGCACTTGTTTTCAGAAACTGTATGCATGACTTTCTCCAGGCAAAAAGAAGCCCCGCACGATTAAGTGCGTTAAAAACTCTGGTTAATTATTTAATGCAGATATTGCTCTGGTTTTACCGACGTCAGAATTGTCGGTGCATACTCAAACAGGCTGAATAATTCACGTAATGCACGGAATAAAGCATCACGCCAGTAACATGACTCTTCATTAATTCGCCAGTATGGCTGGTTGAATTCTTTTTCAGTCAATCCGGCATGCATAAATAAAGTACGGCGCTGACTGACAGTTAAAAAGCTAATATATGCATACTCACTTGCACCGACCTGACGGCGTTTTGAGAATGCCCCACGCAGTTCATCAATTGCACAAACCAGCCGTTCACGTTCGATGTCGTTCATTTCTTCAAAACGCATCGTTGCGTGACGTTGTTTTAACTGCGCATGAAAGCAAACTGTTAGCCGTTCGCGCTCCATCATCTGATTGTAATAATCACATGTCTCCTGCCAGCGAGGGACGGCCAGATGCTTACCAATTATCCGGCGCATAGCTGCTGGCTGTTTTTCAACGAGATTGAGCGTCATCACTGTCATTTCCAGACCCTCCGGCTTTTCAGAAAGGTCAGAGCCTTTTTTAACGGACTCTGTTTTTTGGTGCGGATAATGATTCCCTTGCGTCCCTTCCCGTGGGTGATGGTGAAGTCAATCGCCCTGGGGCTTTCGTTACGCAATAACTGAGCAATACAACGCGGCTCATTCATAATCACAACCCCATCCACAAAAGCCATGCATCACGCTGTTCAACCGGTCGGTTATAAAACGCCTCACGTACAGCGCGATTAAACTCAGGAATGAAAACCCATTTTTCACCGGCACGAGCCTTCGGTTTGCAAGGATCACGCAATTCAATAATTGGTAATTTATTTGCCTTCACCATTTCACTGACAGCTGTCTTTGGCTTCCCTAATAAATCAGCAAATTTATCCACATGAACCGCATCAAGCGGATACTGAATCACATAATTTTCAGCGTCCATATATGGTACCCTCATAGGATCCAGCCCTTTCTAAACCACTCAAAACCGTTTAGACGCTGGTTTATTCTCAAATCAATGGAACCTATATAGGTTCCAGTTTTGAGGGAATTTAGTCCCTATATAGGCACCATGTCAAATGAAATTAAGCGAAAAGATTAAGGCCTTGCGTGAGGCTGAAGGGCTAAGCCAATCAAAATTCTGTGAAATCATAGAGTTACCGCTAAGCACACTTAAAAAATATGAAGGAGGAAACTTTGAACCCGGTGGCACAGCTTTGCTAAAAATCACTATGCATCCCACATTCCAAAAATATGCTCTATGGCTTATGACAGATAAAACCGCGCCGGACGCAGGACAAATCGCACCGGCTCTCGCGCACATTGGGCCAGAGTCAACAGAGTCCAACCACTCCGCGAAAAGGATTGGCTAACTCTATATAAAGATTACATTTTCACCATTTGCTACCAAGATGGTGAATACAGCGCCGGAGGGCTTTCTTATGGCAATTAAGAAGCTCGATGATGGTCGCTATGAAGTGGACATTAGACCTCGCGGTCGCGACGGAAAACGCATCCGCAGGAAATTCGAAAGAAAAGCTGAAGCACTAGCATTTGAGCGATACACAATCGCCAATGCCAGTCAGAAAGAATGGGGAGGCCAGCGAGCAGACCGCCGGACTTTGAGTGAGTTGCTGGACATCTGGTGGAAATATCACGGGCAAAACCACGAGCATGGAACAAAAGAGTTTAATCATCTACTCAAAACCATCAGCGGCATAGGTGATATACCAGTGAGCAGGATGAGCAAAAGGGCTTTGATGGATTATCGTTCCATGCGACTACGTGATGGTATCAGTGCCGCAACGATAAACCGTGACATGTACCGATTATCCGGCATGTTCACAAAATTAATTCAATTGGATGAATTTTCCGGGCAACACCCAATTCACGGACTGCCGCCACTGGCGGAGGCCAACCCTGAAATGACGTTCCTGGAAAAAGCAGAAATCGAAAAACTGTTAAATGTTTTGGCTGGTGATGACTTACTTGTCGCGCTTTTATGTCTGAGCACTGGAGGAAGATGGACGGAAGTTGCCACGCTAAAACCAGCACAGATTACAAATTGCAGGGTTACCTTCCTGAAAACCAAAAACGGTAAAAAGCGAACCGTGCCGATTTCTGAGGAACTGGAGAAAAAAGTTAAAGAGGAGGCCAGCGCCAAATTATTCAAAGTTGATTATGAGAAATTTTGCGGGATTTTACGCAGAGTGAAACCTGATATACCACCCAATCAGGCAACCCACATCCTGCGGCATACATTCGCAAGCCATTTCATGATGAATGGGGGCAATATAATCGCACTGCAACAGATTCTGGGACATGCGAGCATTCAGCAGACGATGGCCTATGCGCACCTTGCGCCTGACTATCTGCAAAATGCCGTCGCTCTGAATCCACTAAAAGGCGGAGTGACGTTATAA